GCGGATTGATTCCAGAATACTTGCGCCAGCGCCACCCCATGCGAGGGGAAGCAATTTTACCGTTGAATATGATGTAACTAATTCTCTTGTCAGACTTTGCGCAGAGTCGTATCTGATCTGCAAGGTCAGGCATGAGGTCTGGCTTTGCTTTACCAGATAAATCCCGGTCAATATCAATGGCTCTGACGATACCTTGTTTATCAGGATTGTGGTCAGAACTACGCGTTGAATGACGGTAATCGCCAAGCCACCCATCGCTGGACTTATCCCTTGATAAGTAAGAATCGTCAACTTGAAGCCTTAACTGCTGTCCGGCTTTGCATAACTTAGGGGTCATGCCAGTAGGAGTTGAGCTTCTGCTTCTGTAATCCCTAGGCGCTCCAATAAAGCAACCTTAGCGACTGCCTTTGCTTCTGCTTCCGCCCCTTTGGCTTTAATGGCTTCTGCTCCGGCCTTTATATAAGCCGCTTCATCAGCTGTTGCATTGCGCTCGATTGCTTCGCCAGTTTCGACATTATGTTCTAGTATTTTCATTAGTTCACTCCATAGAGAATATAGGTTCCAGCTGAGAATGTACCGCTGAATAATGAGATATCAAAGCGTGTAATTGCATTGTTATCGTTAGCAGATACCACGCCTAACAATGTTTCCTCGTCAGAAGTTCCGCTCTTTTCATAAGTCATTAACCAGTCAATCATTTTCTTTGAAGTTGTATTTGCATAATCTGGGAAATTCATAATAAGTGTTGTGCCTGAAGAGGTTGTTGGGCTGTTGTAGTTAGCGGCCACGTCTGTTTGATTGACTCCTGCTGCTGATGTAAAGGTAGATGATCCTGGTGATAGCATCAAGATTCTGCCATAAATTGCGCTGGTATTATTGTTAATTTTAAATCGCCAGTCTGTTGCAGAGCTTGGAGTAGCATTACGCAATACAAGCTGAAGGCTCTTATATGAACCTGAAATAGATGTAAGGCTAAGTGCTGAACCTGATAGGGAACCTGAAGCAATTGAAGTCATGCCGCCGCCGGCCGCTGGTGTAGCCCAAGCAAGGCCAGTTCCAGCTGTTGAATCTGCTGTAAGGACTTGCCCGTTAGTTCCGACCGCTAGACGGGCTGGAGTGTCTGCCGCTGTTGCGCCAATAAGATCACCCTTGGCATCAACAATAGCGTTCTGTATCGCGTTAGTGTCATCTGTTGTAACCCATGAGTAATCTAGGTCTGTTGCAGATGCCTTGGCTAATACCTGTCCTGTAGTTCCGCCTTTAAGGTCGATTAAGGCTGTATCAATATCTTGGCCTAGTGCAGCGATAGCGGTTGCGCCATCCTTTACTAGATCGGTTGACTGAGGAATATCCCAGCCAAAGTTGGTTGTGGTTGTTGCCATTAGGCTACGACTCCTATCGCGTTAATCCATGTAAGGGTTGGACTTAGGGTGTTCCAAGTCTCTGCTGCATTTACCTGCTCCCATTTTACCGCAACTTGGGAGAAGTTTATTGGAGAAGCGTTGAAAGTCACGCTTAGGTTGTTAAGGCTTGCTCTGAAAGTCCAGCCTTCGATATAGCCCTGGAAAGAGCCTAAAGAGATGTTAGGCGGTAGATTCTGAATCCAGACAGGCTGGCCTAAGAATATGTTAATAAGGGCATCTCTATCAGCGTCATCGATTTCAGGGTTTCCAAGAGTGAAGGTAATGCTCTGGAATTTAGCCGAAGGATTAGCTCTTAGTTCAATGTAACGATCTGCCAAAGCTTCAGCATCGACTGTATGTTTAATGCGAGAAGTATAGGATTCTCCATAAGTGCCATAAATAGATTGGCTAGTTAAATCCTCAGCCACATAGGAGCTGCTTCCATTGTTATTGTAAATAATGTTGAAATAGTTTCTAAGGTCTCCAGCGCGAGTAGTCGCAGCTAGTCCTAGTCCATTGGCATGGTTAGCATCAAGAGTGGTGTAGCCGTTAGCCGCTAGGTAGTCCTGTCGATGAGTCTGGTCTGCATACCCGATATTCCCGTTTGCATCCTCATAGAGAACGCCAAAGGCTGAATTAGCAATATCTGTGCAAAGTGAGTAAAGGTCTGTCTTGCTCGATGATCGTGCAATAAGTTCATAATCGCCTGGCTGGTCGATTTCTCCCAAGCCGATGTTTAGGGCATTAGCCCAAGTCTCAGTAGGGTTATATGTAGCCCAAGTCTGAGCTGCTGAAACTTCATTCCATTGGCCTAGAAGGTAACCTGATAGAAGTGTGTAAATCTGGTCTCCATCAAAGTCTTGGGACAAGATTCCATTATCGATTAACTTAGGCAATTTAGATAAGGCGCCAAGAGCTGTAATGGTAGCGACGGTGGTATAGCCAAGGTCTCCGGCTCTGTTAACCGCAATAGTAAAATCTGATATCAGGCCGCCAAAGATGGGGACATAAGTGCTTACAGAATTAGTTACTTCAACTGTGAGGCTAGTTCCTACTGTAAAGTCATAAGAACTGTTATCAAAGTTAATCAGCTGTAACTGGCAATAGCCTGCAACTGGCTGCTGATTTATATCAGTACGCCCAGAAGTTACTGTTAGGTTAGCAACGGTAACATCGGTTACTTCTGTGCTGTCTACCAGAATCTTATAAGTGGGAGTCCAGGCGGTCATGCGTAGATTAAGCCCCCGCCTAGGGTTCCTCGAGCTGAGGAGTCATTAAGAATAGTTACGATTTGGCGAGCAGTTGACTCGCTATCGATTGCGCCATTAACTGTGATATTGGTGGTTCCGGTGCTTGCTGCAATAAATCGTGGGAGTGAAGGTGTCTGCAATGGTGCGCTAGGAGCCATTGGAGCACTTGGGGATACCGCTCCTGTCTCGAATGAACTGCCTGTAATAAATCGACCTACCGCTGAACCGGCAGATGCGATGCCGTCAATGAGTCCCTTAATCTTGCTAATCTTTTCAATGAAGTCTGCAAAAGTATCGATAATCCCGGCGATAATCTTACCCAGAGCTTTGAAGGCAAGGCCAAGAGTCTCACCGATAACAGGCGCTAGGTAATCCTTAGCAAAGTTATAGATAGCCTTCATGAAGTTATAAAAAGGCTGAAGTTCCTCGTTATTATCTCTTAGAGCTGTGCTGACTGAATTAAATGCTGATCGTAGGCCGTTAATGATTGGCTGGATAACCTTCATAACTGGCTGAAGCTTCTCGCCTAGGTTAGAAGTAAAGTCCTGAATTGCTGGAATGACATTCTTAACAATGAGTTCCACCATGGGAGTAATTGCATCAAGGATAAAGGCTCCGACTGTTTCCTTGCCTTCATCAAAGGCGATAGTAAGGCGGTTTAACTTGCCTTGGAATGTATCTGCCTTAGTAGATGCCTGGTTCTCGAAAGTGTCTGCAAGCTTGGCTGTTATCTGATCCATGCTCATGGTCTTGAGCTGAGCGGATGTAAGGCCAATGCCTAACTTAGATAGAGCGGCAGTATTGCCTTCAGCTGCCTTAGCCATTGCATTAGTAACGGCCTCGAGTGACTTGCCTGAACCGGCGGCTACGTCGATGGCTACAGTCTGAAGTTCTTGAGCCTTCTGTAGATTGCCAGTTGCCCTAGATAATCTTTCTAGCGAGGCGTTCTAGAGAAGGCCTTAAGTCCTCATCGGTTACGCCAAAGGCTAGAGAGGTTTTAGTTATGTAGTCCTCGGTAGCAGCGATCTGGTTATCTGTTGCGCCCGTTACGTTTTTAAGGGTTAGGGCTAACTTCTCCTGGGCTGCTGCATCAGCAATGGCAGACTTAACGCCATCGATTGCTAACTTGCCTGCGTAGGCTACGGCTGCCGCTCCGGCAGCTGCAAAGGCTAGACCGGCTTTCTTGCCAAAGTCTGAAACCTTGTCCCCGAATGAAACAACATCATTATCTGCTTTATTGAGGTTCTTAGTGAAGTTATCAACATCAGCAAGAAGCTTGAGCGTTAATGCTCTTGTACCTGTTGCCATTAGCCCCACTCCTTCAGAATCTTATCGAATGATTCAGTCCATCTAGCCACGATCTGCGGTTGAATCTTGCGAAGCGTTGGATAGATAAACCAGCCCTTAGAGCCTCGACCTTGACGGCCTGACCATACGGGGAATTGCTTAAACTTGTTGGATCCGACTTCTGAACCGCCCCATAGAATCTTGGTGTTTGCACCACCTGAGAATCTTTGATTAGCGTATCCATAAGTAATCTCACCAATACGGCTTGATTTTTTAACTACCGAGCCTTTAGCGACTCGATCGTCAACTGCATTACGAGTTCTAGTTGACCCTTGGATAACTTCAGCCCTAGCAAAGTCAGCCAGAGCGCCGGACTGGCGCTTGGCCTCATCGATGGCTTCCTCACCCATATTCTTTAGAGCTTTGAATACCTGGCGCAACTCTGTCTGGTCAAGTGCTACTAATTCACTTGCCATTTCGCTGCTCCAATACTTCTATAGCTGTGAGAATATCCTCGGCACTTTGCCAATGATTCATAGGAATCTGAGTGGCTATTGCCAGTTCAACTAAGAGTCGGCTTACGCTTCCTCTTGGATGACTTTTGGGTCTCCTTCACCTACTTCAACATCATCAACAGATTCCATCCATTGATCTAATGTCTTAGTCGGCTTACCGCCTGCTTCACGCTTCATGGCGCTGTGTGCTACATAAAGAATGTCCCACATTCCGCCGAACTGGGAGATGACCTTCTTAGTTGCCATTTCCCAGCGGGCGTAATCTGGCGGGCGAACCATGTAATTGGCTTCGGTTCCGTCTGTGTATTTAATTGTTATTAACTGTTGCATAAAATGCTCCCGTTGCTATTCTCTAGGAGAAAGTCTCTACGACTGCGCCCTTAGATACCTTGAATGTAAAGTCTACAGTCTGAGCATCAGTTCCGGCTCCGCCTGCTGTTGGAAATTCAGGCATAATTGGGAACACGAATTGTGCGCCTGTAGCTGCTGTAAGAGTAACTGAGATGTCTGTATCTGGTGCTGACTCTGCTGCTGCCCATAGAGCTTCGCATACTGAGCTAGTCTTGCCCCAGTCTGCAAGCATTGAAAGAGCAAAAGTGCCTTCGATGTTAGTGGTCTTGTAAGCCTCGCCATCGAGAGTCTGAAATGTCTCTCGAAGGTTAGTCTTAGTTAGAACTGCTGAAAGTGCCTGAGCCTCGATATCTGTTCCACCTGTGAAAGATAGAGAAATATCGCGACCTGTGATTACTGTGGTTGCCATTATTTATCCTTAGTTAGTTTGTGTGTAGTAGGTAGAAACTCTGATATCTGCCACCAATACATTGGAAGGCCCGACCTGAGTTACTGTTGGTTTTTCAACCGCTCCGACTGTGTACCCTACTGGGATCACCTTCAGAACACTTATGACAAGCTGCTCGAGGTTATCGAGCGAAGCCGGGTTGCTGTTATATGCAACGGCTACTGAGAT